AGGTAATCCTATCGTAATGGTGTCTCCAGACTCAGTTACAGTCGTTTCATTTGTCACCCCAGACAAAGTAATACTATCTGTACCAGAACCTGACCCTGAAGCATTTAGGTTTATGGTAGATGTATTACCAGCTCCAGCTCCTACGCTTATATCATATATGTGGTCTGGACTTGCTGGAATTGCAGCAATCTGAGCAGCTACAAAGTCATAAATCTGGTCACCAGTAGCTAGATTTACACCGCCATTTGCGATAGCCGCTGTAACAGCCGTTAGACTAGGTGTAGGTCCAGTACTACCAGATACAGAAATAGTATTAGAGTTACCAGTGCCTACGCTTTCCACGTCACCGTTAACGCTGTACCAGGATGACCCGTTGTGCATCATTAACTTGTTTGTCGCAGTGTTGTAAAAAATCTGACCTTCAGCTCCAGCTGGTTCAGCCCCTAAAGGGTGTATTTTTACGTTTTGAATTTCGTTACCTTCTAGAGAGATATTCGCTAAATGTTTAATTGCCATTGTATTGTTTTTTTAAGATTAATTTATATATGCCTTGCCAGAAAATCCTCCAGTAAAGTTAATGGTTATTGTGTTTATATTTGTGTATGTTATCTCACCAGTTACGTTAGTGCCAGCGCTATCGATTACAACAGCATTTGGATATTTGTTTAAGTTATGATTAATGACCCAGGACGCGCTCGCTGTATTTTGATTATGAACCATGTTTAAGTCACCCATAGCTAAAATTGACCCTACAGTACCATCGGCTAGTAAAACCTCCGTAGAAGTGCCCGTAGGTGTCTTAAAACCCGTTGCCTCTACTTTTACGCTAGCTTTCACCTCACTACTAGACAAAGACAGTGGCATAGGATTACCTAGACCGTCTGTAAGTCTTTTAGGTGACCCTGTTAACGCTGCATTATCTTCTAACTTTACGATTGACTCGTAAGTATCTTTTATTCTCTCGCCTGTATATGTAGCCATGTTCTTATATTATATATTCCAGCCTCCAAAAATAACCTCTCTTTGGGCGTTTAACTGGTCTTTAGTGTTTAATAAATACTCAGGGAAATCACCAGGGTAATTAGTCAAATGTGATACCATCCTGGACGCGTAATGCTGAGCCGTGTCTCTAGTTTTTTCTATCATTAGCTCCAGGTCTGAGCGGCTTAATGTCTCAGCGCTCTCGCTAGTGTGTTTAAATACACCTTTATTGTTTATACTAAATTGGCTAAAAGGTAGAAATTCTAATAACGCAAACTGGCTAAGTGAAGGCTTAATGTGCCTTGTCATCAGCTCCAGGTAGTTACCAGTAAGCGAGTCATTTAATACATCAGCCTGTAATTTTTCATATAGGTTAGAGCCTAGCAATTCATGTATGTGAATATCCTGGGCTATCTCTACGTATTGGACCACTCTATCAAAATCTAGGTTTCCTGATATTGGTGTATGTCTTACTAAGTCTTCACGACTAATAAATAATGCTTTCATATTTTATCTTTTTTTACTTTTATTTGACGGTCTCCAGCTTGGGTGATGTCCTTTGTCAGCTCTATCTATCTGAGCCTCAGCTACTCTTCTATCGTTTTTAAATCGTCCTGACTTTGGGTTAAAGTGGTATTTCTTTGCCTGGGCTATTGTACCCTTTTTTACACCGTTAAAAGCACCGCCGCCCCAGGGTGTACCGTCATTCTTTTTACGCTTTATATATATGCGTCTCTCAAATTTATGGTAACAATTAACCCCTCCTTTATGTAACCAAATACTATAAGCCTGACCCTTGTGTCCTAGGGTTCTGTTCAGCCCTTGAGATTTCATTTTTATGATATCCTCTTTACGGTAAAGCTTATTAGCTCCCTCCATAGCCATGCAAAAAGGGCGTCCTTTTTTAGCTACACTTGAGCCGTGCTTTTTAGAGCCCTGGACGTATGCGTAACGTACTTTCACAAACTTATTGTCCTGTATGCTTTTAGAGTTTCTGTTAGCTGACCCAGTACTGGATAAAGCTACGTTTAAGCTAGCGTTTAACATCGCCTCAAAGTCTTCGTCTTCAGTTTCGTTATCGTCTATCCTGGCGTCTACGCATACCCAGTCTTTATCTTCGTCTTCACCTACACCTAAAAGGTATACTAGTGCCTCAGCTTTTTGCTCTTCAAAACTACACATTAATCTCTAGTCTTTAAATAAGCACTCATTGCTATCTCTATAGCACTACTTAGGTTCTGGTCTACTGCGTTATCCTCTTTGTCTTTATCACTTACCTTAGCCACTTTTTTATCGTCGCTTACATCGTCTGTATTGTCTTCTACTTCCTGGTCCTCATCTGTAAACTCAATAGGCTGTGAAGTAATAAAGCATAATTCAGGCACCTCACCATTAAGCTCTAATATTTCCTCTAAGGCGTCTAAAATTTCGTCTTGAAAGTTACGTATCACTGTAGAATTAAATAGCTGAGAGGCTACCATAATCTCATCTGAGTTACTAGCTAAGCCGTTACCGCCGTCTTTTATACCTAATAGCATTGGTGAAGTAACCCTGTGACCTACTAAAATCTTGTGCATGGCTTCATTTGCCAAATACTCATAATGACTTGGTGCATCGTTTAATGAGATATCCTCTACAGTTGCCTGGCTGTCTTTGTCATCATTAAAGGCTACAATTACCTTCTGCCCTCTAGAGCCAGTAAGTTTGTTTTTAACGTCTCTGGTAATTTCGTCTCTTTGACTCTTAGACGGTACACCGTTGTTAAAGTTAACTACCTTTGTACCACTAAAAGAATTTTTAGCGTCATTAAGTAAGTAGTCAGATATCTCATTTTCGAGCTCACAGTATGGTAAAGCTCCAGAGTATCCTACAGGGCTAAAATATGAGTATCCTGAAACGTATGGCTTCAAAATAAACAATTCAATTAATTCCTTAGAGTTACCGAATGTAGGTATTTTCTTTAGTACGTCTGACTGTCTTTTGTTTAACCAGTCTGGGTGATAGTAGTAATGCTTTATAACCCCCTCAGCGTCCATCTTAGCTGGTCTAAGTGTGTGTATAGGAAAATGCTTAATACCTACGACTTTACGGTTATTACCTGTTTTATTGTAGATGACTTGCATAGCAGCCATACCCAGCATTTTACGCTCTAGGATTACCTTTTTTAAATCCCTGTGATTAATAAGTTTTCTGAGCTCTTTAACTTTTGGGTTATCTATCTCTAGGTCCTCGATACAGATACCTTGACCGTAGATTAAATCTGAGATACTTTTGATAGCCGCGTTGTTAGTTGCGCTTTGTAAGTATTGCTGGATTAAAAAACTAAAATAGTCATTATCTTCACCATAGGCTACATAATCATTAAATTTGTCTTCAATAGCCTTTGGCATTTCGTAAGCGCTTAAATTCGTTATAGTATAATTCATTAGTCTAATATTGTGTAATTAGTAGGGTTAGCTCTTTGCTTATAATCCTGGGTGTTTGTCTCGTAATTTTCTATGTCTTTATCTGTGGTAAAAAACTTGCCTCTATAAATTACGTCGCCGTTAAATGTACCCACAAGATTGTACATTGTTTCATTTTTTAGGACGTTTAAATTTGCGTTAAAAGTTAGTCTTTGGTAAAATCCAAATGTTTCAATTAACACATCACCGAACTCAGTTGTAAAAATAGCTACTTCAGTTTCTGACCCGTCAGCGTAAATTGTCCAGGTAGAAATCCAGCTCTCAGCTTGTAGCTTTTCGAGCTTAGTATTTATGTAAATTCGGTCTAGCCCTGGACCTAAAATATCGATGTAATTCATAGTCTTTATTTAAAAACACTTTAACACAATATCTGGCATAAAAAAGGATTTTAACATTTATTTTTTGCCCCTCGGCAGCCGTGACTCTCACTGGATTTTTTACTTTCTCGAATTTTACACCCTGGTATAGCCCAGAAACACTAAAGTCTCTTAAAACGCTTAAAAATGCCCTTAGATTAAAAATGGCTGTAAACAAAAAAAGGGACGCCTGTATATAGACGCCCCTCCTTAATTTGAATTTTCAGACAGTAATTACACTCCTAAAGTAACCGCGAAATCATCCATCCCAGCTGCCCCTACAAACTCCTTTGCGAAGCCTCTTTCCATTGCTGAAAAGGTTAACTCATATCCTGATTTGTCACCCAAACTTGCCCCCGTAGAAGCCGTTGCGTTCATCTCAGCTCCGAACTCTTCACCCATTAACCAGAGAGTACCGTTGTTATCTTCAATGATAACATGTGGACGCCCGTAAGCTAAAAGTTTGATTTCTTTGTGAGTCGTGCTGTCTTGCTTTTTAAGAGAAACCGTTAAAGTTTGCTCAGCGAAAGTAGTACCGTTATCGCGACTAGATGTTAGTGATTGCTCAAAAGTTGATGTACCCTTTAAGTCGTATTTGAAAGCGTCAGGTGTCGCTTCTGAAATTGCTGTTACCGTTTCATCTGTAAATGTAAGCGTACCCATATCTGAGTAGTTTACGAAGTAGATGGCGTTTAAACCTCCCACTGCGTCCTTACATCCTTCTAAACGTCCAGCTGTTATTAAACATGGCATAATTTTGTATGTATTAGATTGATTATTAGTTAATTAAGAGCCCCTAGTTAAAGGAGCCCTTTAGATATTGGTTAGAATTATACTACTTGACGTAATACTATCTCAGAACCGATTGCATAGTTTACACCAGCAGAATAACGCATTACAACTCTCACATTTTGAGACCCGTCGATATCGGCTAAGTCAATCAATTTTACAAGATTTGTATCTGATTGCAAACCGCAACCAAACATTAGATTTTCTTTTTGTCCAGCTACCATAACCCCAGCACTTAAACCATTGGCTACGAACAACTTAACTCCTTCAAAATCCATTTGAGTTTGTCCAACGTGGTAAAGGTCTTTGTAACCTAGAGCAGCTTGAGCTCTTACGTAAGAACGTGCATCAGCTTGAGAGATATAGATAGCCATACCTTCAGAACCGTATACAGTTTCTGGAATAGCGTCCACTACTTTACCTAGCTCAGCGATAACGTTAGTTGCAGTTGTAGCAGCTCCTGATACGTCAATAACGTCAGCGTCTAACTTCATTAGGTCAATAAGACCAGCAAATTCACCAGAACCTGGAGTATCTGTACCGTTCCAGATATTCTTTTCAACTTGTGCAGCTACTTTACCAGCTACGTGTCCGATTAGGTAGTTTGCGAAAGACTTTGGCAATTCGTCAAAGCTAGAGAAACCTTGCTCAATACTAAGCCAGTCCCCTTCGTAGTCTTTTTTACAAAGCTCTAAATTTACCTGGAAATCTTTTGGTTGTAAGTAACGCTCAGTAAGTGTTACAGTAGATGTTGCTGCGAAGTCACATGAAGCGTCAGCCACGATGTCACCGACAGCTAATTTTTGCATTACTTGCTTAAATTTGATATTCGGCTTTACCGAAATTCCGCCCTTATCGATTGTAGGCGCGCTTAATAAAGCCGCGGCTATAAATCCTTGTGCTTTTTCCCCAGCATAGCTGGTTGTGATACTTGTTGTAGTTGCCATAATTTTTAGTTGTTAAATGAAATTAATTTATATTAGTGTTTAATTGGTTACTTATTTGAGCCGTTAATATAGGCGTGTACTCTCTCTTGTATGCTTGTACCTTTTTTACCGATACCGTTAGCCTTAGTAGCTACAACAGCCTCAGGGCTATGCGTAAGTGAAGGCACGGGCGCTGGAGTAGGTTCTGGTTCAGGTTCTTTCATTGCATCAGCCAGGATTTGCTTCATTTCAGCTAATTGTTTTTCCAGGTCAGCTACTCTAGTATCTGGCACGGGTTCTGGCGTTGGTGCTTCAATAGGCTCAGGCGCTGGNGTAGGTTCAACAGCCNCNNNNGGCACAGCCGCGGCTGGAGTCGGTTCTACGTCTGGC